TATAAGGAAGAAGGTGGTTTCTGTGTAGTCTTCTACGAACAAGGCCAGAAGATCAGAGAAGAAAGTTACCTAGGAAAGAGTGAAGACTACCACAGAGATAGTGCTGAGAACTGGGTACTAGGTATCGATACGCTACACTGATAAGCACTCTTAGCTCAGTTGGATAGAGCAACAGACTTCTAATCTGTGGGTCAGAGGTTCGAGTCCTCTAGGGTGCGCCAACTACATAAGGGGCGATTGAGGAGTAGTTATAATGGAATATAGCCTAAATATTAACAGCAGTATAAAGGTGAGCCATGGTGCCGCAGAAACTCTTGTAAAAAAAGTTCTTGTTGACTTATATAAAGACATAGACAAGAGTGATGAAGACCTACGCAAAGCATTCATAACTGTGCTTAGGTTCTTTATGAACTACGATGAGTTTTTTGATTGGTGCAAAACAGGAGAATGAAATGGCTAGTGCGTCGTTAGCTGGGTGGACTGTAGCGCCCATTGTTCCTAACCAACCTGCCGCTATGGAGGATGCGATAGTTTACTTTGCTAGAGTATCTAATCCTACGGCCCAGATGGAAAATCTATCTGGAGATAAGCTACTTAAGTATCTAATTAGACATAAGCACTGGTCTCCATTTGAAATGGTTAATGTTGTTCTAGAAATAGAAACGTCTAGGGATATTTCTAGACAAATGCTTAGGCATAGAAGTTTTTCAGCACAAGAGTTTAGTCAAAGGTATTCAGCCACAGAAACTTTAGCAGACGCCAGAGAGGTTAGGCTACAAGATTATACCAACAGACAAAATTCCTTAGCTGCTAACGATTCTGAGTTAAAGGCTTGGTGGGAGGGCGCACAGAAAGAGTTATGCCGTCATGTGTTTCGTTTATACGACCAAGCACTTAAACGCGACATAGCCAAAGAGGTTGCTCGTTGTATCCTTCCAGAAGGATTGACTCGCACTAAGCTATATGTTAATGGGACAATGCGTAGTTGGATTCACTATGTAGAACTTCGTACTCATAAGGATACACAGAAAGAGCACAGACAATTAGCAGTTAAATGCGCTACTGCTATTTCAAATGTGTTTCCATACATTAACCAATTCGTTCAAGGGGACTAATACAAATGAAGTACGTAACTATTAAGCTTGATGTTGATACGGTTTTATCGGATGATGGTAACTTTGATATACTAGTATGGTTTGGTGATGATTCAGATGAACCTAAAGTAATTAACTATAACATCGACGATATGATTCAGTCTATGATTAAAGATTATCAATATCCTGATGGTAGGTTTAATGACGTTGATGCTACAGCATTAAAACTTCTTTTGTCTGCCTTTGAAAACAACGTACATATGGCAATAGATGCGGCACGCTTTATGTTAGATAGAAAGGCATGAGTAAATACTACGTAAACAAGTTTCTTGAACACGCGAGAACTGCTGCCTTGACTACACCCGGCGTACATTCCAGCAAAGGCAGCAGGTTTCGTTTAGGTGCAGTACTCGTAGATAAATACGTAGTTTGTTCTGGTGTAAACAGTTATAAGACACACCCCCTTCTGCGTCATAGAACACAGTGGCCACATTTACACGCTGAACAACATGCTCTCTTCAGGTACGGACTAGACAACTGTAAAGGTCTAGACTTATACGTTTGTAGAATACTTGCGGACTCATCTATGGCTTTATCTAAGCCGTGTAAAGTATGCACCCAATTTATCATAGAGGCTGAATTACGTACTGTATACTACTCTATAAACGATAGGCGATGTGGTGTCTTTAATGTCGCTGAACGTAGGCATTCGTCAATGTCGCTGTTCGATTACACCTGACGGAGGCTATTATGTTTTCTCCTGACTGCTATATGCTGCTACAGATAACCACTAAGCTAAGGAGTAGGATGCAGAATGATGACAGCTTCACACCTGATGACCTCTATTGTATATGGGAGGCGTATAAAAATCTATGTGACTACTGGGGATTAGTTTTCGAACATTCGAATGCCCCTCCTCCCTTGCATTAGGAGTACTCAATGCAAATCGTCTTAGACGTTGAGAATACGGTTACAACTAAGAACGGCAAGAAACACTTAGACCCCTACGAATCTACTAATAGTTTAGTGATGGTAGGGGTCAAATTTTTGGGGGGTGAGTCGAGACTTTTTACTTACAACCATAGCGATACTCGGTATGTCAGCAATAAGCAAGAGCTACAGGATATTCTATCTAAAACTACTCTCATGATTGGTCACAATATTGTACATGATCTAACGTGGTTGTGGGAGGTAGGCTTAACGTATGATAATCCTGTTTGGGATACCATGCTAGTAGAATACCTCTTACATAAGGGGTTAAAGAACCCCCTCTCTTTGGAGGCTTGCGCAGAACGTCGCTGCTTGCCTATAAAGAAGCAGGACACTCTTAAGCAATACCTAAAAGAGGATGTTAGCGTAGCTGATATTCCTCATGATGAACTGTCTTCTTATCTCCTAGATGACTTAGCTGTAACAGAACTTTTATATACAGCTCACCTTTCAGATCTACAGAGACCTGATAATGTAAGTCTTACTTCTACTGTGCAACTAACGAACAGGGTTGCTTTGTCATTAGCCAAGATGAATAAGAGCGGTTTCTCTGTAGATAAGGAAGTCTTAGAAGACGTTCGTGTTCAGTACACAGATGAACGTCAGCAACTAATCAAAGAGTTAGATGAGAATACAAACAAGCTTATGGGGGACTATCCCATAAATCTAAACAGCCCAGAGCAGTTATCTTGGGTAATCTATTCTAGAAAGCCACTAGATAAAAAGAGTTGGCCAGACCTATTTCATAGAGGAATGAATGCAGCGGAATTTAGAAGTGCAGTATCCTGTGGTAGTGAACTCATATACAAGAAGACAGCTAGACAGTGTAAAGTTTGCTACGGCAAAGGGAAAATCTTCAAAACAAAAAAGGATGGAAAGCCTTTCTCCAAACCTACTAAGTGCAATGGCTGCGAGGGAGAAGGCTATCTGTTTGTATCTACTAATGAACTAGCTGGGCTAAAGTTTAGCGCACCTAATGAGAAGTGGGTTACAGCCAATGGATTTAGTACAAATAAGTCTGACTTGACAACACTGGCTTCTACTGCTATTTCCTTAAAGAAAGATGTTGCTCACAATTTCTTGAGTAAGGTTATGCGCCTAAGTGCAGTAGAGACATATTTATCTTCCTTCGTCGAGGGTATTAGTTCCTTTACAAAGGACGATAAAAAGTTACATGTACAGCTTACACAGGCTGTTACATCTACAGGTCGTTTTTCTGGCCGAAATCCTAACATGCAGAACATGCCGCGCGGCGGAACCTTCCCCGTCAAGAGGTGTTTTGTATCGCGGTGGGAAAATGGCCAGATACTAGAGGCTGACTTTGCTCAATTGGAATTTCGAGTAGCTGCATATCTGTCTCAGGATCAAACAGCTATACAGGAAGTAAGCAATGGGTTCGATGTACATTCCTATACAGCACAGGTTATCAGTAATGCAGGCCAACCTACAACTCGCCAAGAGGCAAAAGCCCACACCTTCGCCCCTCTCTACGGAGCTACCGGGTTTGGACGATCTTCTGCCGAAGCCACATACTATGAACACTTTGGAGAAAAGTACCAAGGCATTGCGCGTTGGCATAGGGAACTCGCCAAAGAAGCCTTAAATGAGGGCCGTATAACTACACCTTCTGGTAGGCAGTTTGCTTTTCCTAACATTGAACGTAGGGCAAATGGCACACCTACATTCTTCACGCAGATAAAGAACTATCCAGTACAATCGTTTGCTACTGCGGACATTGTACCACTTGCCCTCATCTATATTGAGGAGCAATTAGAAGGTTTGAATACATGTATTGTAAACACAGTACATGATTCTATCGTCTTAGACGTACATCCAGAGGAGGTAAAAGATGCACTATCCGTAATAGACAAAACTAACAAAAATCTTAAGCGTCTTATCGACCAGCAATGGGACATAGACTTTAATGTGCCTCTTCTTTTAGAGGCAAAAATAGGACCGAATTGGCTTGACACAAAAGAGGTTGAGTGATATAACTCTCTTCCTTTTTTTATGGAGTAAAACATGACTGAACTTATGACGACGAATAACAGCTTTGCTGATCTAGCTAAAGCTGCTGGTATGTTGCTCGCATCTGAAGGCTCAGAAACGCGGACCAACAGCCTATCCCGACTTGGACTATTGCAGAAACCTATTGTAGGTAAGCAAGAAGTCAAAGGTAAAATGGTCAATGTAGAAGTAGTCGAAGCAGGATACGTCAAATTAGAAAACGCAGATACGAGAGAGCTTTTCTATGCAGAGTCTGCGCACCTACGCCCCTACATGCAGCGCGTTTTGTATAAACGCTTTGTGCGGGGGAGCGGAGATGAACCTAACAAGTTTATCAAGACTGTTATGGCAACAGACCTTAATAGCGATTTAAAAGACACAGAAGGGGGTTTCAATTGTGGTAAGCCCGCGGGCTATATCAAAGATTGGAACGCTGTTCCTGATGCTCTTAAGTCCGTTATTAAACAGATTAAGCGTACTCGTGCTATCTTTGGTACAGTAACTCTTTATGGTGTAGTCAATGCATCTGGAGAGCAGGTTGACTTAGAAAAAGACATCCCAGTGATCTGGGAGATTGATAATAGGGATGCCTTCAAGGATAGCAATGCTCCTTTCCGTTCTCTCTATTCACGTAAAGAACTACCTATGCACCGTAGGATCAATGTCTCTTCAACGGAAAGAGCCTTGCCTAACGGAGAATCCTTCTATCTACCTAAGCTTGATCTAGACCTCTCTAATAAGTTTGACATTAATGGAGAGGAGCAGGCGCTTTTTGAGTCCTTCTTAGATTGGGTGAACAACTACAACAGCTATGTCCTACGTCAGTGGGACACAAAAGTTAATGGGGATGATCTACCGAGCGGACAAAACGCCTTGTTAGACAGCTTCATTGAGGTTGAAGGAGAAGCTGCATAATGAACCACCCCTCTGAATTGGCATTACATATTCTCCTTTCTCGTCTGCGCGAGAAAGACGCAGAGGTATCTGAAAATACTATAAATCAGATTACCTCAGACGTTAAGGAAGCTCTTGTACGTCAGTTCAGAGGGGGTAAAAGGGATGCCTTTCACATCCGAATGTCAAACATAGGGCGTCCTTATTGCCAACTTTGGTATGAGAAAAACAAACCAGAGGTGGCAGAAGGGCGCTCCTATAACTTTGTTATGAATATGATGATGGGTGACATCGTTGAAGCCGTATTTAAAGGGCTGCTTACAGAGGCAGGAGTTCAATACGAAGGTAGCGAAGAGGTTGTCTTAAAGCTTGGCGATGGAATAGAAGTTAAAGGAACTACGGACTTAAGCATCAATGGTGCTATTGATGATATTAAGTCTGCATCACCTTGGTCATATCAAAATAAATTTAGTTCTTTAGAAAGCCTTGAAAAGAGTGATGCCTTTGGCTATATAGGACAACTTGCTGGCTATGCAAAAGCATCTGGCAAGAAGATTGGTGGTTGGTGGGTTATCAATAAAGCCAACGGCCAGTTTAAGTACGTAGAAGCTAATGGTGTAGACGTTGATGCTGTTTGCACACAGCTTCTACAAAAAGTAAGGAGGCTAGAGGAGAATAAATTTGAAAGAGACTACACAGCTGTAGACGAAACTTTTAGAGGCAAGGCCACAGGAAATAAGGTATTGTCAGATACCTGTAAGTTCTGTGATTTTAAGAGGGACTGTTGGCCCGGTTTAGATACACGTCCATCTATCCCATCATCTGCTAGGAATGCAGCAGATGTAGATTACGTTTATATAAAGGAATAAAAATGACTCAAAATTATAATGACATGTCAGACGACGAGCTACTAGAACAGATTGAAAACATTAAAGAAAAGATCCAAGACTTAAGAGAGCACTTAGTCTTAGCCAGAAAGGCGCATGATGAAAGGCGTTATAGTAACCTGCGTACCCTATTAGAAAACCAAAGGGAGAATAATAAAGCTATTAGAGATGAGATGATTGCTCTAGGAGGTGCCACAAGCAAAATGCTAAACCCATATAGCTTCCGCTATCTGTATGTATGAAGAAGGGCATAGGCACGCTAGAAGGCTAGGGTATAGGTCTGGCCTAGAGCTAAAAATATCTGACACCCTTAAGGATGCAGGTATAGATTTTACCTACGAGAAGATTAAAATTCAGTGGGAAGATTTAGCTTACCGAACCTATACCCCAGATTTCGTGTTACCTAACAACATCATAGTCGAAACCAAGGGCAGGTTTGTAGCAGCAGACAGACGTAAGCACAAGCTTATTAAGTCGCAGCATCCTACCCTTGACATTCGTTTCGTATTCTCTAATAGTAGAGCCCGTATTGCAAAGGGATCAAAGACCACGTATGCTATGTGGTGTGAGAATAACGGCTTTCTATATAGTGATGTTAGTATCCCAGATGAGTGGTTAGAGGAACCACCAAAGAGCAGCGTACCAACCTTCGTAACCTTTCCTAATAAAAGGAAAATAAAATGACATCGATACGAGATGTACTCTCCAGTGATGCGTTATACATAAAGATTTTACCCGTCTTAGATAATAAGAAAGAGTGGGACGGTGAGATTGATGTATCCTTAGTATGCCCTAACGACATACCTCTTGATGAAGAGGGTAAAGACATCCTATTAAGTATGGGGGCTCTCATGTCTGTGTCGCTTCTTTTGTACGAAGAAAATCTTGATATAAAAGAGGCAGCAGAAGACATACTAGCATCCTCAAG